ATAAAACAACTGTCCCAATGGATATTCATATTTTATAATTTCAATACTAGTTTTTGTAGGGTAGATATAAACTACATCGGTTGTGGGTAATAGTTGATAACGTGATAAATTTATTGCATCTTGTACTAATGTAAAAAATACATAGATACCAATGTTACTTGAACCTGACGTGTACCCTGTAATGATGTTGAAAAAGTCTGGATTAACAATTAATGTTCTATTGTTTACATCTGTAGTTGCAACTTCAACTTCAAAATCATTTATGTATCCATCTGTCGCAACAGTTTGTCCAACTATATTTGTAATAATTGGATTAGATAATGGATAACTATTTGTTGGTTGAGTATTTGTTATTAAAACTTTTATGAAATCTTGTAAGATTTTTCCTGAAAAAGGATCATATACAAGTTTATCTCTATCAAAACTAAAACGTGTGTCACTTACACTACCAAAATAATAAGTTAATGATCTATATGTAATAGTATAACGATTTGATCCGTCTGAAAGAAAATTTACAAACCAACCTGAAGTATCATAATTATCAATATCCCAACGATCTTGTCCTATCGTCAATGAATTATTAAATAATAGTGAAAAATTTTGGTTTAATTCCATTTTTGTGATTATTTCTTGAATAATATTATTAGACAAAGTATTATCAAAACTAGGTATTACAGTAGTAATTATTACACCAGAAGGAACATATCCGTTCAGTGTAATAGGACCTAAACCATTTGTAAAATTACCTTCTCCATTATTATTTCCGTCACCCACTACATTTAAAACAGTTGTCCAAAAATAAGTTGGATTACTAGGAGTTGGTATTCCTGAAATTAATCTATTATTCTCATCAAAATAATATCCAGTAGGTGCTGTAACCTTTATTAATGCACCTTTTGTAATATATTTTGCATTTAAACTTGAAAAAGTACCAACGGGTATAGGTACGATTGAAGTAACATTTAAATTATAAAAATAACCTGTATCTGAATTAGCATTTACTGTTGAATTATTCCAATATACAACACCATCACCAGATGCACTATCTAAGTTGTATCTTGGATAATTTTGCAAGTAATACTGTGTAGACCTATTTGCAGCAAGTGCTGCTGCTAGGTCTCCAGTTAAAAATGTAATAATATCACCTGTATTAGTTATAGTAAGTGTTAGTACACCATTATCACTATTTTGATATAATGCTCCGTCACTTCCAAAACTATTGGTACTTGAATATTTTCCTGTCGGATCAAGTAAGTCTAAATTTTTACTTACACCTATGCTACTTCTATTAATTGCTTTACTTTTAATTATTGAACTGTATAGTGTATATGGAAAATTACTATAATCTTCTCCGTTAACCATACGATTTTGTGTATAGTATCTAGTAGGTGCTCGTTGTTTAATACTAGCTAAACTTTCTCTTGCTTGTGCATTACTTACAGGTATTGTTAATGTTAAACCTAAAGTAAGCGTTTCTAGTCTACCTACCCTACTTAAATATGAGAATGTTACACTTAAACCTTGTATTTCGTTTGGATCAATTGTATATGTTAAACCATTACTTGATCTAACATATGCTCTAAATAATCCAACTGGAATTTTACTAAAAACTCCATCACCAAACACATAAGATACAGTATCATTAAATCCTGAAGTTACACTAAAAATTTCTCTACTACTTGTTTGTGTTTGTAAATACGCATCAGCATATACACTTTCTACTTTATTCCATAATACATTTCCACCGTTATTTACATTTAATTGATATAACCAAGTATCAGTATTATTAATACCTTGAATGTCAATCAATATGCTTTGGTTACTAATTTGTTGTTCTAAATTAAAATCAAAGTTTGTTAGTGCGCCTTGTTTAAAATAAAAGAAAAAACCTGTATTAGGACTCCCGTAACCTAATTTATCATTTCTATACAAAAAATTAAACTTGCCTGTTGGAGCAGGAGGTAATTCGTAGATATAATCTGCATCTAAACTGTTGCTACTTACTAATTCAAAATCCATATTGATACCATCAACAGTGCTTGTAAATGGAACTATAGGTAATGTGTTAACAGGAATTTGCATAGAATATTCACTTGTTGTAACACCTAACAAATCAGAAACATTACCAGGTCTACCTATTCTTTGATTACTAATTAATGTAGCATTTAGGATCGTATTAAATTGTTCTAACCAATTTGGATTGGCTGGGTCGTTCCATAGTATAGGTATGTTACTTAAATTTGTACCATTAATATCACTTATGTTTTGACTAGTTTGAATACTTGTAATCTTTAAATACCCTTCAGCACATAAATTTCTTTTAGGAGTATAACTTACTAAATTGGCTAACTTTATGACACTATCTCTGCGTTCAGCAGTATCAATAAAATTTTCTCTAGTATTCAAGTCATTTCTAAATGCTAAACCTTGACCCATGTAGGCCATTACATCAAGTAATGCAATAAATTCACTACTTTCAATATAATCGTTAAACGTTTCTGGATAATAGATTTTTAAATAATCTATAAAACTTTTTCTTAAGGTTTCATAATCATAACTACGAAAATCAGCCTCACGGAAAGTTTGATAAATTGCTTTCCAATCATTTATACCAAAAAGTGCGGATTGTCTAGAACTTATAGCCATATGTATCTCTTTTAAGTATTTATCATACTTAAAAACCAACTATTTGATCATTGTAAAATAGCTTTGTTTGTTTGATTATTAAAGAATACGCTTAAAATTCTAGCGTTATTGAATGGTGTTACACTCATTTCTACTTCGATTAGTATACCAAGTACTTGTGGGAAAGCTCTTACAGAATTTAACTCTAATCTAGGGTCAAGATTACCTATACGCCTAATTTCTGTTTCTAACTTAAATTGAGTGTCTGCATTATTTGGTTCAAACACAAAATCCCAAAGTGTGGTTCCATAACCAGGTTGTCCTACCTTTTGCCCTTGTCTTATATTAAGTGCATTTATGAAATCCTGTAATACAAGTTTTTCATCAACTAATTTATATTTTCTTCCAGTATTAATTGGTTTCATGATACCACCAAACCCACCATCTACACCCCCAGGTGCGTTTGTTGTTATTGGCAAGTTTGATCCTATTGTACTAAAACCCAAATAATATGGCATATTTAAACCTTATAAAAAATATTTATCATCAAGATTTTATTATTTCAATTAACTTTTTATATTCTTCTATATACTTTGTTTTTAATATAGGAATTTGTGAATCTCCCTCATCTAAAATATTTAAAGCATTAGAAAATTCTTCTTTTGCTTTTTTAGTAATCAGAAATTGTTCATCGTAATTTTTTGATTTTTCTTTACGTTTTTCATCCTCTTCTAATCGTTTTTGTAACTCATTTTTCAATATTGCATCTGCTTCAACATTTTGTACTTTCAACCAATCTGGGGCAGGTATTTTAGGATTTTCTAATACTCTTTGAACATTAGTAGTAATTTCTTTTCTATTTAAAGTGTTTAACCCTATTTCAGGAAGCTTAATTTGAATTTCACTTCCACTACTTAAACTTGACACTGCTGCATTCAATTGTGCTGCTGCTCCAGCAGGTAATCCTGATCCTGCTAAACTTGATAATGGATTTATTCCAAGACCTTCTAATAATTTAGAAGTTTGTGGTAATAAGTTTGTGACTGTACCAAAACTTTTATTAATATCTTGTATACCAAGACCATTTGTTGCCGCTGTCATAACAGATTGAGATGCATTTTTAATTATATCTACACCGGGTACAGATAAATTTGAGGGATTAGCAAAATTAGTTATATTATTAAGTACAGCCTGTCCACCAGGTAATGCACTTATACCACTTGCAATACTACTTACAGGACTGAGACCTTGAATACTTGGATTTATTCCTGTTGTTTTTAATATATCAGGTATTTGTGAGTTAAGATTTGGTATACTTCGTGAACCAGTTTGTAAAAGTTGTCCAGCTTGTGGTAATAAATTTGTTGCTAATGAAGTTGGTAAACCTGCAGCACTACTTAGTCCTCCTGTTAGATTAGAAAACTGTCCTGCTACATTTTGAAGTTCATTAGTTGCATTAGCTGCTATTTTTTCTGCATTAGCCTTTGCAATTTGTATTAAATTTTGAGGTACCCCTGCTTGTAAAGGCTTAAATGAATCAGTAATTGCTGTAAAAGCACTTGCACTTACACCTTTAGCAGCATCAATTAATCCTGACACACCTGTAATTTTTGGTAGTGCGCTTAGACTTCCTTGCACTGCCGATAATGCTCCACTTACATTATTCATAGCGCCTGCTGCAAAGTTTCCTGCGTTGATAGTACCTAAAACTTTACTTGCTGAACCAGTTAATGAATTTATAGTATTTGAAGCTAAACTTGTAACACCGCCTAATGCTGTAGTTGCTACATTCTTTATTGTATTTACAGTGTTTGTTATACCATTGTTAAAACCTGATAAGACCATACCTGCT